TACACCAGCAGATGCAAGAGCAACTGTTGCAAAAGTTAAACGAATTAATAAACCGTTTGCTAGAAAAATTCAAATCCTAACAGTTGGAGAACAGCGTGCCAAGGTTATGGGTAAATCACAAGTCGCTAGTATTTTTAAGAAAGGAAAAAATGCAATTAGAAACAGTAATAAATAAACTTATTAGATTTTTAAACTCTAGAGTAGAACAATTGTCTATATCAGTCACATCTGGAGGTGTTGACAATATGGAAAATTACAAGTATATAATAGGACAAATCAATGCATTGGAATCAGTGCATCAGGAAATCTCTAACCTGCTAAACGATAAGGAGCATAATGAAGGAACAGTCATCGATATTAACACCAAACAATGATCTTATTGGTGTAAAAAAATCAGAGAAAAAAGAAGAAGAAGTAAAAGGAAAAATTCCACAACCTACGGGTTGGAGACTTTTGGTTTTACCTTTTAAAATGAAAGAGAAAACTAAAGGTGGATTAGTATTAGCCGAAACTACATTAGAGAAGCAACAAGTTGCATCACAGTGTGGTTTGGTTTTAGCTATGGGTCCAGATTGTTATAAGGATAAGGAGAGATATCCTGATGGTCCATGGTGCAAGGTCAATGAATGGGTAATGTTTGCACGTTACGCTGGTTCACGGATCAAGATTGATGGTGGGGAAATACGTCTGCTAAACGACGATGAAGTGTTAGCAACAATAGATAGTCCAGAAGACATATTGCATGAGTTTTAATCATAGGAAGGAGTAAACTATGCCAGACGAAGAAAAGAAAACTGTTGATATTGATACATCGGGACCTGGTGCAGAAATTGATCTGCAAGAGGAGAAAAAAGAAAACGAAATCGAGGTAGAAAATGAAACAGTTGAGAACAGTGCTGAGTCCGATAATTCATCTGAGAAATCTGATGAGCAGTTGGATGTTCAAGCCGAAGAAACAACGAAACAAGAAGAAGTAAAACAGGACGACGGAAAATTAGAAGAATATAGTAAAGGTGTTCAATCACGAATTGCTAAACTTACTCGTAAGATGAGAGAAGCAGAACGTAGAGAACAAGCTGCTATAGAATATGCTAGGTCAGTTGAAGAAAAAAGAAAACAAGATCAATCTCGTTTTCAAAAAACAGATTTAGATTATTTAGAAAAATTTGAGAAAACTGTTGGTGCTGGATTAGAGGCTGCAGAGCGAGAACTTGCAGCAGCTATCGAGTCACAAGACGCAAAAGCTCAAATTGCAGCAAATAAAAGAATAGCAGAACTCTCTTTTGAGAATGCTAGAATTAAACAAGCAAAACAAAACAAAGAACAGGTTAGTGCAGAACCAACTGTACGATCTGCTGACAGTGGAAACATTGCACAGCCTCAACCTGAAAGTACACCAATGCCAGATCCAAAAGCGGAAGCTTGGGCTGCTAAAAATACATGGTTCGGAAGTAATAGAGCCATGACTAATACAGCTATAGCACACCACCAAGATTTGGAAAATGAAGGTTATGATACGACTTCAGAGGACTATTATCAAGAGATAGACCGAAGAATGAAAGTTGACTTTCCAGCTAGATTTGGTAATACTACAGAAGAGAAAACGTCCGCTCCCGTGCAAACGGTTGCATCGGCTTCACGAAGCGTAAAACCTGGACGCAAAACTGTGAGACTCACTTCTTCTCAAGTAGCAATAGCTAAAAAATTAGGAGTGCCACTCGAAGACTACGCAAAACAATTAAAACTCACGAAGGAGGCATAAGCGTATGGAAAAAGAAAATAAAACTACTTCTCGTGCGAGTCAAACTAGGTCAAAGACTGAAAGACCAAAAGTTTGGGTCCATCCGTCAGCTCTAGACGCACCCCCTGCACCTGATGGTTTCAGGTATAGATGGATAAGAGCAGAAAGCGTTGGCTTTCAAGATACGAAAAACATATCTGGAAGATTAAGAGAAGGATATGAATTAGTAAGATCTGAAGAAGTCGAAAATGCATCTGACTATCCGACCGTTGAAGACGGGAAATACAAGGGAGTTGTTGGAGTTGGAGGCCTTCTACTTGCGAAGGTACCTGAAGAGATCGCGAAGCAAAGACAAGCGTATATGACTGACCGTCATAAACAAAGAGACGAAGCTGTAAGAAACGATTTAATGAAGGAGCAGGATAGTAGAATGCCGATCAATGTTGAAAGGCAATCTCGTGTAACCTTCGGTGGTACTAAGAAATAATTTTTTAACTATTTCTAAATCACTGGATTAAATTAACCGTATCTATCCTTAGGATAGGTGCATATGGAGAAACAACTATGGCAAATAGAAACACACAAGGTTTTGGTTTAGTTGCTGCAGGAACGCTTGGTTCAACACCAGCGACTTCTGGGCAAGGTAAATACAAAATCGATGCGGGTTATGCAACTACTATATTTAATGGTGGTGCTGTTGCTTCTGCTGCTGGTTACATCGTTGAAGGACAAGGAACTGATACTCCTATCCTAGGCGTACTAAACGGAATATTCTACAACGCGGCTACAACTTTAAAGCCTACGTTTGCGAATCATTACGTTCAAGTAACACCAGCAAACTCAGAGGACATCGATGCATTTGTATTCGATAACCCACAACAACAATATGTAGTAGCAACTGATGCTGCTGTAGCACAATCTGGATATCTAGAAACGTATGACATGAATACTTCTGCTGGTAGTACAACTACTGGTAAGTCTTCAGCTACTTTAGATATCGGAGATACAAGTGCTGATGCAGCTTCATGGAGATTATTAAGATCTGCTGAAGATCCTGAAAACGATGAAAATGCGGCTTTCAGATCTGTAGTAGTAGTTGCTAATCTAATTGAACTACAATCGTAATAGGAGAATAGGAGATAAATTATGGCTATATCACGATCACAACTAGTTAAAGAACTAGAGCCAGGATTGAATGCACTATTCGGCCTGGAATATAAAAGGTATGAAAATCAGCATGCTGAGATTTATACTACAGAATCATCTGACAGAGCTTTTGAAGAAGAAGTAATGTTAAGTGGTTTTGCAAACGCACAAGTAAAAGGTGAAGGTTCTGGAGTTTCATTTGATGAAGCACAAGAAACTTTCACAGCTCGTTACACTCACGAGACTGTAGCTTTAGCGTTCGCGATTACTGAAGAAGCAATCGAGGACAACTTGTATGACAGACTTGCGTCTAGATATACAAAAGCTTTAGCTAGATCTATGAGTAATGCTAAACAAGTAAAAGCAGTTGAGCCTCTAATTCAAGGTCTTCCGACTACGGATGGTTTTGATTCAGGTGACGGTGTATCTTTATTTAATACATCACACCCAACAGTGGCTGGAACTTTTGCTAACACTTTAGCAACTCAAGCTGACCTTAACGAAACTTCATTAGAACAATCTTTAATAGATATTGGTCAAATGAGCGACGAAAGAGGTTTAAGAATTGCTGCAAGAGGAGTAAAAATGATTGTTCCTTCTGAGCTACAATTCACAGCTGAAAGATTGATGAAGTCTCAAGGTAGAACTGGAACAGCTGATAACGATATAAACTCAATCGTATCTATGGGAATGATTCCTCAAGGATACAGAGTCAACAATTACTTAACTGACTCAGATGCGTTCTATATCATTACAGACGTACCTAATGGTATGAAAATGTTCAACAGAGCACCATTGACTACAGCAATGGAAGGTGACTTTGACACTGGTAATGTTAGATACAAAGCTAGAGAAAGATACTCTTTTGGAGTTTCTGACCCTAGAGGTATCTTCGGCGTTGAAGGTGTTTAATAACTAAAATTTATGGGGCCGACATAATTCGGCCCCATTTACAATATAAACGGTGAGATTCATGAAAAAATTTTTAGTTAACATTTGGGCGTATAATCATCACGCAAAATTTAAAGTTGACTCAAAAGATTCCCCAACAGACCTGGAACAATCTATCCTTGACAAACTTGGAGAAAACAGTATAGTTTGGGAAAACCTTGGAAATAGTTATAATGACAAGGTAAATAGAATAACCTATGAGGAGGTTATAGATGATACAAGACCTATACAAACGAAAAAGGTCCTTGGAGTTGAAGTGGGAACAGGAGCATCTGGATAATAACAGATACACTCTTGAGATGGTTAGAATTGACGATAAAGTCAAACAGATCATCACAGACATAAAGCTTGAAGAAGCTAGGATTGCCCACATACAGAACAGTGTTGAAAGTTCTGCTCCAGAAGTTTCAGTAGCTTCTTAATACAAAAGCTACATCGTTGAATAAATTCAATTCACACTACAGGCTCTCTTGCACTCTACTCAAAACTAGTATATAGTTTTGTTACTATACAATTAATTAGAATACTGACGAGTATAGTCGACGGCCTAGAGACAGTATTCGGAAACTAGGAGGATATAATTATGGCACAAACTACGTTTTCAGGACCAATATTAGCTGGTACTATTAAAAATACTACAGGTACTACTGTTGGAACTGACATGAAAAATACTGGTCAAGTTGTAATGGCACAAACTTTTGCAGCAGACTTATCTGGAGGAGCACTTGCAGCAACAGCAACAAGTGTAATCATTCCAGCAAACTCACAAATCATTGATTGTGTAATTGATGTAATTACAGCATCATCAGATGCAACTAACATCAGTGTTGGTTTTGTGGGAGGAGCAGCTACTGCTCTTGTTAACACATTTGCAATCGGAACTACTGCGGGTAGAAAATACCCTACAACTCAAGCAGGTGGAGCTTTAGCTTGGGAAGATATTGGAACTTCTGACCAAAGACTTAATGTAACTAACTCTGCAGCTACAAGTGCTGGTGAAGTTAGAATTACTATTTTGTATCAACAAAATAATAATTTAAGCTAATAAATAATTAGTGTGGGGCTTCGGCCCCACATAAATTTTAATGGAGAAACAAATATGAGTTCAGATCAAAAGTTTACAAATATAGCAAGCACAGGTCAGGTAAAAACTATTTCTGGTGGATCTACTAATATAGGTCCTGCTAGAATAACTTACATACAAGCAAAAGGAGTTGCTGATTCTGTGTTGGTATTAAGAGATATTTCATCTGGTAGTACAGGAGCTAAAATTTTCGAAGCTGATTTTGGTACAGAGGGTTTAGATATATATGTACCAGGAAACGGTATTAGATTCGAAAATGGTATTCATGCTACTATGACTAACACTACGTCTCTTACTATCGGCTACACTGGCTAGGAGGCTAAATGGCTAACACTACCTCTGGAACTACAACGTTCGACAAAACGTTTTCTATTGATGAAATAATAGAAGATGCATTTGAACGTATTGGTTTACAAGCTGTTTCAGGAAATCAGTTAAGATCAGCAAGACGATCTCTTAATATTCTTTTTCAAGAATGGGGTAATAGAGGTATTCACTATTGGGAAGTAGGAGAATTAGATCTTGATTTAATTGAGGGACAAGCTGAATATAAATTTTTTAGAGCAAGTTCAGATGGCACAAGTGCTACATCTAATCCTAATGGAATTTATGGAATATCCGATGTCCTTGAAGCACAGTTAAGAAATAATAGAACTCAAACTACTCAATCAGATAGTCCAATGACAAAAGTAGATAGATCTACTTATGCAGCCTTTTCAAATAAACTTTCTAAAGGAACACCTAATCAATATTGGGTTCAAAGATTTATTGATCATGTTAGTATTAGTATCTACCCAACACCTGACTCAACTAATGCATCTAAAGATATGCATTTTTATTATATAAAAAGAATTCAAGATGTTGGAAATTATACAAATGCAACAGATATTCCATTTAGATTTGTACCTTGTATGACTTCAGGTTTATCTTTTTATCTTGCACAAAAATATCAACCACAATTAGTTCAACAAATGAAATTATATTATGAAGATGAATTAGCTAGAGCACTCGCGGAAGATGGTTCAGCTTCTAGTACATATATTACACCAAAAGCTTACTACCCAGGAACGTAATGTCAAAATATGCAACAGGAAAATATTCAAAAGCTATTTCAGATAGATCAGGTATGGAATTTCCATATAAAGAAATGGTTAGAGAATGGAATGGTTCATTTGTTCATTACACAGAGTTTGAACCTAAGCAACCACAATTAGAACCTAAACCTATTGGTGGAGATGGTATTGCATTATTACAAGTAAGACCAGATAGAATAGAACCAATTACAACTGTAATGATTTCTAATAATGGTTTTGAAACTTACAAAGCAGGGTCTGGAATCATAAACGTTTTTTCACCTGGTCATGGTTTAACAAATGGAACAACATATTTATTTAGAGGTGTACCTACAACATCACCTGGAACAGGTACATCAACTAACCCTGTTTTTGCTTATGCAGCTATTCCTAATTTTGATGGAATTACAGGAGCACAAATAGGACAGGGTTCAGGTTATGCTATCACAACAGGAAGATATAAAAATGATGCAAGAGACACTACTGATTATTCAGTAACTAATTTCTTCTTCTTTACAGTTAATTCAGATACTGCTACAACTGGTGGTGTAAAAGGAGGAGGCTACGGTTGTTCCGTTGGGCCTATAACAATAAGCGCATGATAAATAAAATTTGGAATTGGATAAAAAATATTTTTAAACCTGAAAAACAGGATCCTCATATTGAAATGTATGAAGAAACTGCAAAACAAAAAAAGATACGTTTAAAACATAAAGGTGATATTAAGTAATGGCAGGATTTACATACGCAACATTAACAACAGCAATTCAAAATTATACTGAAACAGATACAAATGTTTTAACATCTACTATCACAGATCAGTTTATTGAAAACTCTGAGCTTAGAATTTTAAGAGATGTGCCATTAGATGCATATAAAAAACAATCTATAGGTAATTTAGTTACAGGACAAAATACAATTAACGTACCTGCTAAAACTTTATTTGTAAAAGGTGTGCAAGTTTATGATTCAACATCAGCTTCTACGGGAGCAAATACTTGGTTAGAAAAAAAAGATGAAACGTACTTACAAGAATTTGAACCATCTACAGAAAATGCAGCTAGAGCTAAACCAAAATATTATGCTATGTTTGGTGGAGCAACAGGCGTGTCAGATACTACTTCAGGAAGACTATTTTTAGCTCCTGCACCAGATAGCACTTATGTATTTAAAATACATTATGAAGCTATTCCAACTGGATTATCTGGTTCAAATACCACAACTTATGTAAGTCAATATTTTGGTAATGGATTGTTATATGCTTGTCTAGTAGAGGCATTTTCTTATTTAAAAGGTCCACAAGATATGTTGACATTATATGAAAATAAATATAAACAAGAGGTACAGAAGTTTGCTGCAGAGCAACTTGGTAGACGTAAAAGAGACGATTATACTGACGGTACAGTTCGTATTCAAGTCCCTTCTCCGTCACCTTAATAGGAGAAAAAAATTATGGCAATAACATCGGCAATATGTTCAAGTTTTAAACAAGAATTATTAGAAGGAAAACACGATTTTCAAACTTCTGGTAATGGTGGTCATTCTTTCAAAATAGCGCTATATGATTCTAGTGCTAGCTTAGGAGCTTCTACAACTGATTATTCTACTTCTGAAGAAATTTCAAATACATCTGGATCTGCATACACTGCAGGTGGTAAAGCTTTAACAAATACTGGAGTTGGTTTAACTTCAACAACTGCATTTACAGATTTTTCTGATGTTTCTTTTACATCAGCTTCTTTCACAGCCAATGGCGCTTTAATTTATAACACAACAACAAATGGTGGTTCAAACACTACCGATGCTGTTTGTGTAATTGCTTTTGGTTCTGATAAAACTGCAACTAATGGAACTTTTGAAATACAGTTTCCTGCAAACGATTCATCGAACGCAATCATAAGATTAGCATAAGGAGGGTCCAGTGCCCGACGTTTCTTCTGGATGGGGCCGACTAACCTGGGGACAGGCTGGTTGGAATGATGCCACTGTTTTAACTCAAGGTTGGGGAGCAAAATCTTGGGGAGAAGATGAATGGGGTCAATTATCTGATGCTGTAGCTAAACCCACAGGTTTATCAATTACTTCAAATGTAGGTTCTTTAACAGCTACAGGAAATGCAACTGTAACTTTATCAGGTCAGTCTTTTAGTTCTACTCTTGGAACAATTTCAAATGTTATAGGTGTAACAGTTGAACCAAATGGTTTAGTTATTAATGATCTTCAAGGATATGCAGAAGCAAGTATTTCAGTTGCTCCATCTATTACAGGTATTTCTACTACAGCAGCTATTGGAGTTTTAGATCCAAATGATCAAACGGTTGGGCTAACTGGTCAAGAAATTACATCAACACAAGGAACCGCATTTGCACCTAATGAAGATGTATCTGTTACAGGTTTATCAATTACTTCAACTTTAAATACTCCTGTTGCAGTCAATGCTGTTGAAATTCTTTTACCAACCTTTACAATTACATCACAACAAGGATCTGTAGTTGTTCCAAATGATGCAGTAGCACCAACTGGATTATCTATAACATCTTCCATAGGTTTTGTTGAAGGAACAGGATCAGTAACTGTGCCTGTTACAGGTATATCTATGAGTGCTTCTATAGGTACAATTGTAGATGTCCCTGATCAAATAATGGGATTAACAGGAGTTTCATTTAGCTCTGCTATTGGTAGTGTAGATCCTAAAGATCAAGTTGTTGGATTACCTACACTTACAATGACAGCATCTGTTGGGGAACCATTTATCATACACTATCAAGATGTTGACACTGGTTCAAATACATCATATAGTGCGCTTTCAACAGGTTCGAATACGAGCTATTCTAATGTTGCAACTGGATCTAATACAAGTTATAGTGACGCTGCATAGGAGATAAAAATTTATGGCATCAACATATACACCTCTCGGTATAGAAAAAATGGCTACTGGCGAAAATGCTGGTACATGGGGAACAAAAACAAACGCTAATCTAGACCTTATCGAACAAGTTCTTGGAGGGTATAAAGCAGTTTCAATTGCTGGTGGTGCGCAAACAACAGCTTTAACTGTTGCTGATGGTGCATTAACTGGAACAGCTCAAGCAAGAATGATCGAGTTTACAGGTTCTATTACAGGAAATCAAATTGTAACTATTCCTTTAGATGTAGAAACTTTTTATATTTTAAAAAATGCAACATCTGGTGCTTACACAGTTCAATTTAAATACGTATCAGGATCAGGTGGTACTTTTACATTTGCTGCAACAAACAAAGGAACTTCAATTGTTTTTGCAACTGCAAACGATGGAACTAATCCAGATATTATAGAAGTTCAAACAGGTGGAGATGTTGTAGATGATACATCACCTCAACTAGGTGGTGACTTAGATGTTAACGGAAATAAAATTGTATCTACTTCAAATGGTAATATTGAATTAGAACCAAATGGAACTGGTGATGTAATATTAGATACTGATCAAGTTGTAGTTGGTGGTGGATCAGAAGTAGGACAAATATCTTCTAATGGTGCGTACGATCTTAAATTAGTTACAAACTCAGGAACAAATTCAAGCTACATTAATATTGTTGATGCAGCTAATGGTAATACACAACTATATCCAAATGGAACAGGTGTAACAGAAATTGGTGGTGCAACAAACCCAGGTACAATTCAGCTTAACTGTGAATCTAATTCTCACGGGATTAAACTACAGTCGCCTCCACATAGCTCAGGACAGAGCTACACACTAAAATTTCCAACAGGAAATGTCACAGCAGATAGATTTTTAAAAGTAGCATCAGTATCAGGTTCAGGTGCAACAGGTGTTGGTCAATTATCTTTTGCAGAAGTATCAGGTGGTACTTCATGGCAAGCAGTAAAAACTTCTACTTTTACA